TCAGCCGCGTCATTCTTTCTTGGCTGTATCGTATTTCCTGACGTAAACAGAAGTCCACTTGAGTTTGCGCCAATGCCGCCAATGTATAACTCCCCTGCGTGTGGAGTACCAATACTACCTACGGTTGTGCCATCATCCTCAAAAGAAATAAGGTCGCCAACGCTTCCGTCTCTACGGACAATCAATGGAGTGCCGTCACGCCTAAACTGACCTAACCCTGATTGGTCAACGCAAAATGATGAGGAGGAAAATGCAGAGGTGTTGCCGACAATAAAATGCCCATCGCTCGTAATCCTAGCGCGTTCTGTGTTGTTTGTGTTAAACGCAAAAGCATGATTTGTCTGTGTGCCGATATTCATCGCTGTTGATCCACCAGCATACAGTGCGCCCGACACAACTCCGTCAGCACCAGTGACCTTGATCAACCCAGAGCCTGACCCGCTTACGCCTTTAACCTCAAGCGTTGTAGCTGTTGCACCATAGGCTGTTGGCGAACATCCAATACCCACGTTGCCGCCATTTTCAATAGTAAAAATATCTAAGCTATCTGAAGCATTTGTAAATTTAAAACCTGATGAAGTTGAACCAGCCTTAATATAACTATAGGGATTAGCCGCATTATAACGTCCAATTTGCATCTTTGCGGCGGTGTCTGGGGTAATTGAAATACCTGTACCAGCAACAGTTAATTTACCATAGCTAGAACTCATGGAACTTGTTCCGATAACCACGCCTCCACTGGCATTAATGCGCATGCGTTCTGTGTTGTTTGTTGAAAACTGCATGCTGTTGGAATCGTGTGCATAATTAATGTAACCAACATAAGAACTCGCACCACTTGCCGCATCACCAAAGTGAATTGTATTGGCTCCGTTTGTAGAATTAGCCAGCATTTGAATTATCGTCTGACTATCGCTAGTGTCGCCAACAGTAAGCCCTGTGCTTGTCACTGAGCCACTGAATATGGCGTTGCCTGATGAGTTGATTTCCAAGTGGTCATTTGTTGCATTACTTGAGAGGTATAAACCTCCGTTTACGTGGGTAATTCCACTTTTAGTTGATGAGTCAGTATCTTCAATAAGTATCCCACCAGTGTAAGAATTACTAGCGGCTTTTATGTGGAGCCTAGATGTCGGCGCAGTGGTGGCTCCCACCATAAGGGATGAGCCAATGTTGACATTGCCGTTAGCACGACTGATTGACAAAACATCTGATGACGTACCATAGCTGTAAAATCTAAAGTCGCTAGTACTGTCATTTCTCTCTCCAACTATCCAATCAGCGGTAGAACCAGTAACGAACTTAAACATATTGTTCTGTCCGTTTGTTCCTCGTGTTAAAGTCACAGTGTCTGCTGTAGAAGCTGAAGTTATAGCAAGTTGTGGCGCACTCACACTACCTGAGAATGTGGCGTTACCACCGTCTACAATCGTTAAAGCATCGACACCACCAGAAGCTAACCTTAATGTGCCATTACCATTTGCGCTAATTCTTGCTCCTGTAGTGCCCGATGAAACCCCAGAAAGATTTAATAAATTACCTCCTATCTGCAAGTCCTCCGCAGAACTCGACCACACCATTTTTGGCGTTGAGCCAGTGTCCTCGTAGAAGCTGATATCTCCTGATCCTTCAATCTTTAAGTGTGTCTTAGCTGTTGCCGCTGTGTTTGTTCTAAATTCAAAGGTAGAGCCTGTAGAGCCGTATGTGTTGTCAAACAAAAACCTTGTATTGCCATCTGCAGCATAAGACATGATGCCTTGATATGCGGAAGCCTGTCCTAGTTCTATAGCCCCAGAAGAACTGTTAGCCCCTATAACTGACCATCCGCTAAACTTACCTTGTGTATCCGTAGAATTTACAACAGTAAGACCATCCATCGTGGCTGTGCCAGTAACGTCTATGCCTGTGGCTGTGGTGGCTATTTTGGTGGCATCATTATGCCTTAATGATACAGCACCACCATCAGTTGCCAGAATGTATGTTTTATTGCCAGCACCGTTGTTTAACTCAATATTTGTACCTTCAAGTTTTAAGTTTCCAGTGCCAGTTTCTTTTATGTGAGATGCAGACCCTGAGTGATAAATCTCAAGGTCACCGTTGGTCTGATTGCCTAGCTGTAGCTTGACGTTATCGCCAAGATTTAGGTTGCCTGTAAGTGTGCCTCCAGCTTTCGGTAAGGCGGCATTGGCAGTGGTAGTTGTACTGGTGAGAACAGCATCGCGTGTTGCTATGTCTACGCCATCGAAAGTAGAGTTAGTTGTAATAGCGCCTGTCATTGCGCCACCAGCTTTCGGTAGTGCCGCGTCAGCTTTAGTACCTTGTGCTGCGGTAGCGTAATCAGTAGAGTCAAAAGCCTTAACTTCCGCAAGGTTTGTTACTTCAGAGTCCATTAATGCGCCAGCGGCTGTTACGTTGGTGGCATCGGTTACGTCTGCGGAGGCTTCAACACCGTCGAGCTTAGTTCCGTCTGTAGCTACATCTCTTCCGTCAACAGTGCCTGAAACTACTACAGACGCGGCTGTAACTGAACCGCTGAAATTCGCAGTTGTCCCCAATAAACTGCCCGTCATCGTGTCTCCGCTCTTGGAGACGGATTCAGTGTCGGCGTCGGTATTAAGATCGTTTAGCAAAGCAGCAATAACGCGCAGCTCACATTTATCTGCAGCAGAAAACGCACGCGCAGTAGTGCCGTCTTGCGCCCGGACAACTGTAAGGTTATTACCACTTCTAGCGGTAACTTTCACAATCTCTCGATTCGCGTTTACGTCTTCTAGTGTTACGTATGTATGATCCGAACCTGAAAGGGTAGGGAACACCGAGCCATCTGACACAGTTAATGTTGTGTCAGAAGTCGTTGCGTTTGCAGCTAACAGCGTAGCAGCGTTGTTACTAAACTTTACCGCCATCTTAAATACCTCGGGCTGTTAATTGTGATTAACTTACAGTGACAGACCACGTGATTGTCATACTGTCCTGACTTCCCTTGTTGACGACCGCAAATACCGTACGACAAAGCAAAGTTCCACCAGAGCTAGCATTAAACAAGCCTGCTTCTGTTACTGCTCCCGTTCCTTCACCGGCGCCAAACGTAGCTACGTAAGTAACAGTTCCGCCGCTAACGACGGTGCTAGATAACGAGTTGCGATCATTTTCTGCACCAAGAGCAGTATTACCTGCTGCAGCTGCGCCTGTGTTTGTGCCAATGGCCATATGAGACATAGCGCCCAGGGACGTGTCTTTCATGCGGCTGGCTACATAGCCTTTACCTGTGTTGACGACAAGATTTGGAACTTCTTGCACGACCTCGTCGTTTATTGCGATAGCCAAGTGGCCTGTCATTGTTAATGAATCTTTTAACATGGGTGTCTCCTAGTTATTTAAGGTGCTGGTGTTAAATGCCCCAGTGTTCATCAAAGAGGGAGCTAACGACCTATTTAAAATAGTTATTGATTCTGCTACAGACACAGAGTCAGAACGGGTTGTAATAAAAGAGGACGCGTAAACATCTGTCAGCACGGGTGCGTCGATTAGCCCTTTTTGAGTGCTGAAGTGTTGTGTATCGATAAACGATATAGCGTTAGACTTAGCGCCAATAGTGTCTTTAGTAAACGCGTTTACATCAGTAAAGTCATCAAGCGTGATCGTGTCAGCAAATGCTCGACTAAATGTAGTAATTCGACTAAACACTTCGCTAATGGAAACGGTTTCAGTTTTTGGAAGGGAAAACTCAACAGTCGGACTATCAACTAAGGTTACTGAGTCGGTAGTTAGCTTACTAAAGTCGTAAGACAGGACTTCGTTAGCTATCAAAGTTTCAGTGCGGTTTATACCTGCGGTCAATGAGCTAATGTCACCAACAGAGTAGGTGTCCGTAAAGCTACGCTGCAACGTAAGCAGTACGTAGGCAAAATCACCAATACCCATTGAGTCAATAAACCCTTTACCTACGCCCACTGTTTCGATAGCATCGGTAAAAGTACCGACGTTATCTGCAAAATTCTTACCTGCAGTTAGAGCAGGTACATCAGATATCCCAAAGCTCTCATCTCTAAAGTAGCGATTCTTTGTGTCGTAATCTAAAATTACCTCGGCAGCAGCTATTTCAGAAAAACTTACACTGCTTTTTATCGCAGAGTACGTAACGTTACTTCTTACTAATGTGTAAGAAGACGCTGCATTAATCTCAATGTAAGTAGTCTGAACTTTAAGCATTAGTCAAAATCGCTCCTGACCTTTAGCTTAATGAGGTCGTAGACTGTCTGAACACCACCAGTGCTAAATGTAATCTCAATCTCACCTTCAAACGTTCCGGCTGTGTCTAACGTACCGGCAGGGAAATCTGTTACTACTGTACCGCCTGTGCCACTAGTCACTGTGCAGGTGAGGGTGCTTTTAACAGTGGTGCTACCTAGCTCACGTAACCGTAATTTAACAGTAGCGCCTGTCACATCGATCGGTGCCCATGTAGCGCTATTGTTGGGGTCTAGTGTCTGTCCAGACGCGGCAGCGTTGCTGTCTCTTAAAGTAAAAGTCAGTTCGGGGAGTGTGTCGCCAGTCACGAGGTTTAATGTGTCTGAGTAAGCCATGTTATATACCTATAGATTCAGTCATTGTATTAGTATCGCTAATATATTACCACCAATTAATAACACCAAAGGACGGGGTCAGCGTCACGGATGTCAACATGTACAAAACCTTTTGCTACTCCAACGCCCGTAAAACCAAGGGCTGTAGCGTGTTGGACGATCTGCATACGCTGTCGACCACCGGAAACAGCAATATCCGCAGCAATTCCGCGAGCGTGTGTACCCGGCGTCGGCTTCGCTTTTTCTATAGGGTGGCCTTCGGGGTCTCTGTAACCACTAGTGATTGTAAATGGAAAGCCGCACGCATCACGTAAATGATCTAAGCGGTGTATAAATTTTGGGTCCATCTCGTTGTTGCCTGTAGATTGGCAATTAAACTCTTCAATTGTAAAATGCTTAAACTTTTCCATTACTAATCTCTCATAATATAAACTACGGCAGCCAGTAAAGCGGCCCATATAGATGCAGCTAGCCCCTGTCCAACTTTTACTATCTGGCTGTTCGTAGCTACTAGCTCTGCAACTTCTTCGACCTTTTTCTCAGTCTCATCAAGCCGAAACTCATGACGCTTTAGCCTAGCGTCGGTGCCGACTAGCTTCTCTTCAACGCGCGCTACGTTCGTAAGAACCTCGGTCAACTTATCTATCTTAGTTTCAAGCCTATCAAAGCGTCGATTCGATTCTTGATCGTTCATTATTTGCGCATTCCCATAAGTTTTGATGCGCCCTTAATCCCGAATGAACTAGAGATCGCTATAAATAATAAATACTGATACCACTCAGGCAGTTCGTTCAACGTGGCAAACGCTTTCTGTACGCGGTCTACGACAGACATGTCATTCATAACGATTGCATAACCAACCATAAAGATTGGTATGGCTAAAATGCAAGTCCAAAATTCGTCTTTCCACGAGTTGGCTGACGCATCTACCATTTTAGATTCCCAATCAGCATCATTCTGAATAACGCTCATCTTGGCTTGATGTTTAGCCTGCTTTTCTTCGGCCTTGTTACTTAGATAAGTCTTACCTAAATCTGCAACGGGTCCGAGTAGTGCTGTAAATATGCTCATAGAAATCCTATAGAACTAAGTTATAACCGGGAATAATTCTTTCTGGCAGAATCTCCCATGTCTTGCCTTCTTTAAAATAACCAAGGCCAATGTCATCGATTATCAAGCCCGCTGTCGGACCAAACAAACTGCCTAGTCCTGACTTACCCCAGCCCACTTGATCAAAGGCGCCACTAAATATAGCCAGTGGGCCATAGAAACCTGCTCTGTTTATTAACTCGCCCAAGTACTCGCCGTAGTCCATGCGGTCCGATCGGAAGTAACGAGCATTTGCCTCTACTCCCGGCAGTACACCAGCGACGCCCGCTTTCGCGATTTCCCTAAGTTCTAGTCCTACCATTGCGAGCGGCAAGAAAGCTGCAGCCATTAGCCCGCCCATCATTGCAATGCTGCCCATGCTCTCAAATTTAGTAGCGCCTTCTTGGCTGCGAACCATCATCTCTCGCTTAACACCGCCAATAATAACTTTACCGAATGAGTACAAGAACGACTTCAACGCCCATACGAGAGTCCACATAGGGTCGTTACCCCAAGCAGGGCGTTCAGCAGCATTAGGACGTAACATTGAGCTTTCAACAAAACGCGTAATTGCGTCTTTTACAGCTTGTCCTTCAGGCCCATTAAATGTGTAAGGAGTCCCTTCTTGTTGCTGAGCCTGCCAAGCAGTGATCTGTTCTGCAGTAACGTTTAACTCTTTTAAGTAACGTGCGGCTCTGGGGTTTTTAGCGGTGTTAGCGGCGTGTGTAATCAAAAACTCTACGCCCATTGCCGCGCCAAATTCGCGTGTAAAGCGAGTAAAGAAATCTAAGCCAATTACTCTAAAAAACCCATCAGAAAGTTTTCGTACTTTTGGATCTAAGAACTCTGCGTCTGCATCAGTCAGTCCAAGATTACCCATTGCAGTGCTAACTGACACTCCAAGTGATCGTGCAAGCTGCTTGGCCTGTGCTCTGTTTTTGACGGTTTTTGGAATGGCCTTCAGCATCATTTCGAAACCGTTAAACTCTCTAGTATTTACAATCGCTCCGCCAAACTCTGGTATAGAACCAATGGTGGCAAGCGGTAGTAGGGTGATCCAGTTAAACAACTGTAAGTAGCTGTTTATCTTCTGTACGGCAGGGTTCAAAGGCTTCGTGGTGTACCCAAGGTAACGTTCGATAATATTAATAGCGCGTTCTTTTTTATCATCGTTAAGACCCGCTAACGCTTCTGCTAATAAATCTTTTCCGTCTTTATCTCTTGTAGCTCTAAGAAATTCAGAACGTATTGTTATATGACGAACATAGCGTATGAGGGCAACTTCGGGTTTCTCAAGGAAAGGGGCTAGCTCTGCTGATGGGATGTTTTTTGTCAGTATGCGCGCTTTCTCAACAGACTTAAGCGGGTCTGTCGCGTCAAAAGATATTGATCCTTTTTCGTCGCCGTTAAGATTTTTTAAAGATACCTCTTCTCCGTCGACTGTAATTACTAAGTCACCGTCGCCAACAATGTGCGCGCGTTTTCGCACTAACTCAAAAACAACATCCCTGACTGCTCGGTCGGTCATGTCAGGATTGTATTTTTTAACAACTGCTATAAACGCTTCTTGGTCGTTGTATATCTCAGCCAAGGCTAATGACACGGGAAAATAATTTTTAGACTTAGCAATCTGATTTCCCGGCGTTAAAGCAATGTAGTTGTCGTACAACTTTTCTAGGTACTGACGTACTTCTTTAGCTTTTCCCTCTAGATCTTCCGTATTGATTCTATCGTCTGCTGCTTCGGCAAGCGCGTCTTGAACTTCTTTGGTATCCCACTTAGCGCCTACAATATCTTCTAGGTCGTTCAGTATGGCGTTACTGCGGTTTGTTTTAGCGTTAAGAAACCCAAGAAGTCCACTGCCGCTATTTGACTGGACATAAAACATGTCTGCTATAGCAGGGCTTATCTTACGGAGGATATTATCTTCCGGTAAGAATATCTTTTTCAGCATGCGTCCTTTCGGATTGTTTAGTAACTTATCGAACCCGCGAAGCAAACGTAGTATAGGATCTTTAGCGCCAGTGTCTTCTACGGTCTTTTCCATCTCACGAACAAGTGCTTTCTTCTGCCAAGAAGTTTTTCTCGCAGAGACTCCCGGCGAACGTCTGTAGGTTTTTCTAACTCTAAGAAAAGCGTTTATGTAACTATCGAACGTTTGGCTTTTATTGTCAGAGGAAAAACGTTGCCGCATAACTCTATCTAAAGCTTTCCACATTTTTTGTAATCGTATTGCAATCCGCTTAAAGTGTGAATCTACTAGCCCTTTAGAAGTCAAAGGCTTGTTCAAAAAAGACTTTGCCCATATAGCAGTCTGATCAGCAAACCACTCTTCAAAAGCGTAAGGGTTGTTAGCTTGATAGGCAGCAGGGGCGTCTTTCTTTGCTTGGGCACGCATAAAAGCTTTTCGTAGTCGATCACGTGTAGGGCCTCGATCCAAAGACCCGTCTAACTCTTCGTTAAACAACGCATGTCCCATTTCATGGGCTACTGTCAAAGCAGCCTGTAGCTCATTGCCTTTAGTATTATCTACAAGAATAATGTGAGCATCGCCAAACTCGACGTACTTACCTAATTTAGAGTCCGTGTTAGATAGGTCTCTTAGCTGCTCTATTATAAGGTTACCAACGCGTGGGTCGTCAAACATCTCTTTAATCTGAGCGTCTGTCATAGTTTTAAGCTGCTTCACACCCATAATTACAACAGAGTTTTTTAGCTTGACCGCTTTGTTCATCGCATCAGCAATTTGCGTTACAAGCTTGTTTACTGCGCCAGCGGGATACTGAATAGGTACAAACTTAGGTTTTGCATTAGGCGTAGGTTTTCCGCCCCTACCTTGCGTACTCGTTCCACCCTCTAGGTTTAGAGAAGTAGAGGGCGTATCATTAGGGCCGTCTTCAGGAGTTGCTTGCTTCTGGCGACCATCATCATTCACCTGAACAGGCTGTGTCTGCGCGCCCGTCTTTGCTTTTGTTACAGGGTCAGTGACGGTAATGTCAAAACCAAACTCCGATCGCAGTACTTCTGCGCGAGCATCGGCTTCTTCAGCAGTGTTGTAGTACTCTGTAACTTCTTGTTCGTTTGTAAACTCAGACTTAACAGCTTGTTCTGTAGACTGTTGCTGACTCCGATTCATGGCATCGACAGACTGCTGTCGAGCAATGCTCTCTGAACTACTCTGAGCGGTACCTGATTGTGGGGTAGGTTCTGACTTAGCGTTAATCTTAGTAGTGCTGGTGTCAATGTTGTTAACACGTGCGCCGCTCTTAGGACCCGTTGCTCCTTCGGTCTGTGTAGTGCCCCTTGACTCCGAACCCTGATCGCGTTGATCTTTTTTCGAGCCGGTTGGTTTTTTAGTAGCTCGAGTTCCAGAAACTTTGAACCGCTCTTTTTTAGTTGAAATAGGGGCTGTTCCATCGGCTTCCATTAGGTCAGATAGCGTGATGTTCTCGCCGTCAATGCGCGCTGCTGTTGGATTACCCACACGCTCGTCTATCTGTGCAGTACCTGACAGCACATCTGCTAAAGAGTAAGTAGTTAAACTTCGACCTATTTGTATCTGGTAGTCAGGATAAGTATTGCTAAGCTGCTTTAGAAACTCGACTAAACCCGCTTTGTAATTAGCTGCTGGAGTAGACCAATTTGTCTCGCCTCGATCGCGTAGTATCTTTGTACCCGCAACAGCGAGATTCACAAGGTTTATAGGGGAAGACGTCTCGTCGGGAGTGACTAAGAACACACCACCATCAGAATATTGACTACCTTGTGCTGTATCTAAGACATCGTCTATTTCGACTGGGTCTAAGAACGCGGCGTTTGTAGTCTCAGATTCTTGTTTGAAAAGTGTGTACTGGTAAACTTCTCCTTTGGAGTCTCTATCAGCATCGATATAAGTCGAAGTATCTTCCTGTTTAAGAGCCGCTGCTTTTTCAAGAAAGCTCTCGGTCATGCGACTATAAAAAGGGTCACTCCAGTTTACGGGGCCAAACGCCTCTACGTATGCCGCGCGCGCGGACTCTGTGTTAGGAAAAGTTTTCTCGGGGTCATTTTTAAAAGTAGCAGTGCTATCTTCTTCGAACGACGCAGGTTCTGACTTAGCGGTGACCCCCTCGGTGCTAGGCTCGGTATCAAATATAGTTCTAATTATTTCGTCTTGTTGTTCAACAGTACCTTCTTCAAAGCGCTTTACTAAGCCTGCTAATCGATAATTTGAGCGGTCATATTTTTGATCGTCTGGGTTTTTTGCCAAGACGTTTTTTAGGCCCGCAAGTATATTAGCTCTAAAAGTAGGGCGGTCACCTATTGTACTGGTGACTTCTTGAGGAGCGCCTGTCGACGCGTAGGTTATCTTTCCATCAGCATCGTACCTTACGTCCATGTCTCTAACTTCAGGACCGTAATCAATGTCGTACTGATTACCAAACTCTTTTCTTATATCATTTAAGTCGTCGTCTTGCTCAAAGCCCATTGTAGCGTCAGGATCTTTTGTAGCGTTTGCTGTTTGCTCTCTGCTTTTTTCTACGAGCCTGCTCGCTTGTGTAAACACAGAGCCGATTGAACTACCTGCGCCTGCTATACCTGCACCACCAAAGAACCCGGCAAACGCTGCTTCGCCTAAACGTAACGCCGCGTCTTGCGCAGAAAAGTTCTCGTCCATAGACGCACGATTAGCTACCGATATGCCTTCTTGAATCGCTTCGGTTCCGCCTTCTAGAGCGCCACCTTTACCCGTGTCTTTTAGTACTTTTGCTAGCTGACCAAAAGCAGTATTTTTCCCCGCGCGTTTTGTAGCAACATTGCTTAACAGCTTTAGCATCATGGCTTCGCCACCTACGCCAATAGCGGCTTGTGGCCCAGCAAGTAAGCCCGCCCTCAATGCTTGCTCTCTGTCTAGCTCTCTACCGGATTCAAGAGCGTCTTGTACGTTTGATCCTGCTAAGACAGGGTACTCAGAGGCAAAAGCACCTCCAGCCATACCGTACTTAAACGCGCTTTTCTGAGCTAAGTTGTAGGCCTCTCGAGCTAGTGCAGCTTCAGCCTCATCGGCAACGCCTTCAGCGGTTTTTTCGATAGACTCTTTGACAAGTCTTTGTGCTGCTTGTCTAGCACCTTTTGTTGCGACGGCTCTTGTGCCAGCTACAACCAACCCGCCCACACCGGCGGATGCGATAGAACTAGCTGCTGAAGGCATAACTTGGCCCACGCCTTTTGAGGCTTGCGTAGCAAATCCACTAAGAGTGGGGTTGTCGATAAACTCTTCAAATGTTTGAACGCCGCGTAGTGGGGCGGCTGTAGCCTCTTCTTGAACTTCAGCACGGCGCAGAGCTTGTTTTGCGCCTTCTTCATCACCGCTAACGGTATTTATTAAGGCAGAAAAGTACTCCATATCTGCCGCCATACCCTCGACGCCAGTTTGCATACCCGCAGCAAAAATCTCACCAAGCCCTGTTGCTCCCGGTGTTGCCATTGGTTCAGGTATCAGCCCTTCAGGTACAGACCGCTCCCCGCTTAAAAAGTCGTCAAAAACGTTTTTAGACATTATTGAGCCTTATTTATCAAGACGGGCTTTTGTGTTTGCAACTGCTTGCTTGAGCACAACTTTTGCTATAGAACTGGAAACGTCGTTTGAAAAAGTGCGAATCTTAAAACCAGCGCCTTCTATACCCGCGTTATTATTACCTGCTCCGTCTGTTGAAGACCCTCTATAAAAAAACATTGTAGGGTTTTCAGTGTCATCTACCGTCATTCGGCGAAGGTCAAAGTCAGTATTATCGCCTGTGGGGTCAGATCTAAAGAAACTCATAAACTCTTGCCCCCAAGTAGAGTCGCCATCTTCCGCGTATACCGCGATAATGTCACTAATAGCGGCGCTGGCAGACTGCATAGCCAAGTTATATTCGGGCGTACCCACGCCATATTTATTTGTTTTCAGCAGGTATCCGGGAATTAGGCGCGCAACCTGCCGAGCAGGCTCTACCTTTTGAATTAGTTTGCCGGACCCGCCATCTTTCATGTCGTATAAGAGATTCGTATAGGTGTTATGAAATTCAGAAGCATCGTCACCGGCCTTTGAATACCTTGTATTATTGCTTGTTCTGGCCGCAGTATTAGCGCTTCTTATCGACGATAGTGCATTCATTCTCCCTGTAACGACCTGTTCTGTATTTAGATTATTATTAACAGCGTCTTGAGCACTTATGCTCATGTTGCCAGTTTCGGTAAGGTTGTCCATTGTTTTACGCATATACTGACGCTCTTCAGCGCTTTCTGAGATAACGCCCAGTAGTGCCCTAAAACCAATCTGCTCTGCTGTTGGTAGTTTGGAAATATCTTCAATAGTCCTTATTTTAAGTTCTTCTGCACGCTGTTTCATAGCAGCAACATCTTCCGGGGTAAACTTGATTTTGCCACTGTCGACCATAGCGTCGACTTCCTCAGAGTCCATAGTCTCAATATCATCAAGCACTCGGTCTTTCAAATCGGCCCACGCTTCTGTCTTCATCGCTGGAGTTATAACACCTCCTTTTATGAGTGCATCAAGTTTGGTCTGCTCTTTTGCGAGCTGCTTGTTCCAAAATTCTTTTCTGCCTTCAGTAGCTTTTTCTGCTTTTGCCGTGAGGTCAGCAACGCGTGTTTGAGAGTCAGATAGACTCTTTTGGTTTGTATCATTAATAATGGTTTTCCGCTCTTCTATTGCGGTCTCTAACTTCGTATACCTCTCTTCCATATCCGCATCACTGCCACCTTTTTTAATATCTTTTTCTAGCCGCGCAATGCTCTGATCTAAAAGGGTAATAGGGTTGCGTTCTTGCGGACCCATGTAAGCAGGAGTATTTATACGAGGAAGCTGTTCTGGGGAGGCGTTCCCAATAATACTAGTAGGGGCGTCACTAAACTCAGTACCTGACGTGTCGATACCAAGCGTTTGCGCCATGTCGAGTAGTATTTCTTGACGCGCTTGTTTGTCATCGCCCGCTTCAGATAATGCTCTTTTAAAACCGCGAACAAGCTCGGGTGCGCCCATAGCCTCTGCCGCATCAACAACATCTGCCTGTAGCGCAGCATTACGAGCGTCCTTCTCAGCTTGCAGCCTATCTTGGCCTGCGCCATTTAAAGCAATAAACTCCATGCCTTTTGATCCGCCTAGCCTTCCTGAACGCCCCGTAATCTCAGGCCACTCACTGGCCACATCGCGAGCGAGAGTTTCAGGGGTATATTCTAAAACAGGGGAGTCAGGATTAGCATCTCCTGACTCGTTAGCTACGCCTTTCTGGCCCTCATTTGGGCCAGATACGTAAGTGCCTTCTATGTATATTTTGCCACCAACTCTACGGACTTTATCAAATACAAAGTTCTCGTCTTTCGCCTGTGAGTTGGCAACGTGCAGCGCCATGCGATCAGAACTTACAGTGTTTTCGCTTTCTAAAGAAGACTGATATCTAGCTTGATCAAAAGTAGCAAGCCCTTTAGCGGGACTCCACCACTTATTAGCTGGGTCCATAGCTAACGTGATCAGGGTGTCCGCTTTTTGTTGGGTGTTCGTTTGATCAAACTGAAACTGCTTTCGTTTTTCTTCGGCATCAACGTTGTCTTGCTGTCTGTTATTGTTTGTTTGTTGCCTATTATAATTGCCTTGTTGCGTATCTAATCTGTCTAGCTCCTGTTTATTTTGTGCCTCAGAAACGCCTGTAGATCGCTTAAGTTCTTCAAACCTCTCTTTGTCTAGAGCGAAGATTTCTCTATCGAGCGCGCGCCTGTCGCGTTGAGCAGAATAGTTTCCAGCACCTGCTAACCCAGTTTGAAAACCGCCTAAATAGCTCATGCTGATAACTCCCGAAACTCAACGTCTGTCTTGCTGTAATCAACCATTTGATACCCACTAGAATGAGAAACTGCGGCCCACGGAACTTCATTAGCCATGACGCCTTGAAAACGTGTTTTGTTTCCAATGTAGTTAAAGTTGTAAATGTTTATGCCCTCGTCGGACACGCCTACGTGCGTAACATTTTCTTTTAACGCGGGGTCGCTAAACGCAAGTGCCATAATTGCAGCGGAGCCAAGAGAACCAAGAGTAGAATATGTTTGAGCCTTTGACTGGGCCTGTGCTTGCATAAAGGCATTTTTCCGCTGCGTCGCATCCGCTGCTGCTGAACCCATCTGACTTTGCGACGAGCGGTTTACGCCTTGTCCAATATTAATCAAGTCGGACATCAAAGCGGTGTTGGCCTCTCGCTGGTTAATGCGAGCATCGCCGACAGCTTGTATGCCGCCTAGCGTATTAGCCCGTTGCAGAGTAGCGCCTTGCTGTTGCATCTGTGCTGGAGTAAGAGCCGCTCCATAACGCGAGGCGTTCCTGTCGGCAATACCTTTTGTTAGGCCCGATGCTACTTTTACGTCTTCTCTTGCTGCATCTATGAGGCTAGTGTCGGTCCTTGCTTTCTCTATAAGCTGATCTTCAAAACCGCTGTAGTTTTTTACGTAGTCAAAGTACTCACCACGAGTTATTGCTTCGTACGCTTTGTCAGGGTCTGAAACAGTCGGTAACGATCCCGCTCCAGCTCCTGTGGGTTGATAACCGTAACCAGTTTGTGACATTCTGCCGAGGTCGCCCATACGGCCCTGATATGGGCCGGGGGTTGTAAAAGGACCTGTCATTGGGTCTTCCTGTCTCTGTTTCGGTATAAATGTTTCGCCTATTCCTGTACCCGGCATCTGTGACATCACCCACCTCCCGCGCGTTTTTGTTCCGCAAGTGCTTCCATAAACTTAGATGCATAACCATCGCCAGAACCTCCTGCTTTAGACTCACCAAATTTACTGACTGCGGCCCCTGCTATCTGGCCAATTGCGGACGCTTTTGCGGAACGGACTGTTTGATTGGCTTTTGCTCTAGTCAGTGCTTGCGAAGTGCCTAGTCGTGATGCTTGCGCCATACCTGTTTGAGCGTCGGCTGCTTGACCGCGTGCAGTACCAAGTACATTTGTCTGCATCTTGTTTTGTATGTCTTTGCCTGATGTATTGGCGATACCTAGCTGTCCTTGATAGGCCTGTGCCATATCCCCGGTAGCTGTGTTGCTTTGAGTATTCTGATATGAAGGCTGAGAGGTAAGGGCCTGCATTGTGTCTGCGTTAGCACGACCTCTTAAACCAGATGTAACATCTTCTGTTAGGGACTTGTCACGCATTTCTTGAAGTAAGGGGTCGTACTTCTTTTTAAAGTTTTTGTATTCGGCCATAGCAACTGATGCGGAGGCTTTTTCCGCACCTGAAGCTTGGTAATCTTGTTGTTTTGGTTTACTGCCCATTACAATTCTCTCGTATATATAACAGTGTCTTTATCCCAACCTTCAGAGAGCAAGTAACGCTCCATCTTCGGGATTGGGGTTCGTACTTCTATAGTTTTAAACCCTGCTTCTTTTGCCGCTTTTGCAAAAAAACTATAGTGTTTCACTACACAGTTCTGGCCTAACTCTTTAGCCCAAGCTAACCAGACTAAAAACGTTCTTTCGCCAGTAAAAGGATCTGTCTCGCCTGACGACACTACAAAACCTTCATCAGCCACCCAAAGTACTGCTGTTCCTTCTTCACATGCTGCGTATACATCTCTTGATGTAAACGTAAGCTGCGGTTGCTCTTTTAAAATCCCATCTATTGCAGGTAATACCCAGTGCGCATGCACCTGAACATCTGCGAATATAGGATCAGATCCCGCTTCCGTATTTGTTTCGTCTTGTTTTCCAGGCTCCGCCAATCCCACCATAAGTTACCTTCCTAGCTATACCTTCATCTGCATGTCTTGCGCGACGTTCTGCTGCTACGAGCCCTTCTTGAAACAATGACCCGTAGACTTGGGCGCCTGTGTAATCAGTCCAGTCTTTACTAGGGAGTCGTAGTAATCGGAAGAGGGCGCCGTTAATAATGGTCTCTCTATAATCAGACATAACCCCGTCGTCACATGCGGTAGAAGTGTGCGTTGGTTTTAGTTGTACACGTAGAACAGTACTGGACACAGCCGTTACACTTGGCGTTGGTACAAACCATACTGTGGACTGTGTTTGTTTTACATAGTAAAGAGGTGTAGATGCGCTGCTTGTATCTCGCCACTTAGGCAACCGTTGCTCTAGTAAGTTAGTACTTATAGGCTCTAAGTCTTTACCGTTATGAACAGCCCACATGATTTTATGGACGTTGGTGCCAGAAGGGGCCTCTAAGTCGTACTCATAAATATTAGCGACTGTAGTAAGGGGGTCTAGCTCAGCTTGATACGCACCTGTCTTCTCACAGAACTCAATAGCCGCAGAACGGATGTTGTTTTCTATAAGCGTGTCAGGACACCCCGGCACCATAGGGACGATTTCTGACAGCAATGACTCATAGGAAGTAGCCATGCTCTATTACCCCTGCATCATCTGCGCTGGATTTCTTCGTTCCATATTAGGGTTTGTAATCGCGTCGATCTGACCTTTACCAGTAACTGCCGCTGTAAATATCTGGAAGTGCGAGCTTGCGCGTTGCGCGTTGCCTGCATACTCAGCGTCTTTCATATAAGCCATATACAAGACGTAGTTCATAATGGCGTTTGCATAAATGTCTGGAATAGACAAAGAGCCGCTCTGCGCTACTGTCACAGGGTTAGCTGAGTATATTATTTCTAAATAGGCATTACCTGCTACACCGGGATAAACGTAGAAATTACGGGGGTTGGCCTCGTCATATATGTAGTGCTTTACGATAGTCGTATGCGCTGCATCACCTGAGACTGTTGGGTCGTGCCAATCAGGAGTCTGCGCATCGAGTACTTCACGATCAACAAGACGAACAGACCGTTTTCCAGTCCCGCTTGAAGCGGCTGACATGTTGCGCACTGCTTTCAAAAGCCTGTTACCGCCTGAAGGAATAGTCTGCTTTGTTCCAGTAGCCAAAGTAACTGTATCGTTCGCAGCGCTTGCATCGGGCTTTAGTAAAGCAACTTCACGCTGTGCATCATTGATCCAAAGCACTAGCTCCGCTACAACTGGCCATCTCACGCCTGTTGTATCTTGTAATACTGTTTGGACTCGATCTATTACGCTTTGTACTGTGACTGCCATGACTAACCTCTTAGGAGTTTAAGGCTGTTTCCCAAGCCTCTTCGCGTTCTTCGCTGCGGACAGTTCGTCCTACAGCCCTGTTTACAACTGCAGCTTTTGGTGAGCCGTCAGCTTTAAAATCTTCTGGGTTACCTAGCTCGATCAGTTTTTGTAGAGCCTCTACAAGACCGTCATCCGATTCTTCGATAACTTCTTCAAAGTCCGCTATTACAGCTTCAGACTCTTCAACATATTTTTTATTGTGTTCTTTAGCACCCATCTGAATCGCTATATTGCCGATTTCATCGGATATCTCTTGTACAACGCCCGCTTCGAATAACACTACTGCGCCGCTTAAAGTAGCCACTCGTAATGGCTTGTCACTAATAATCTTCATGATTCTTCCTATTGTGGATAAAAAAACCCCTCCGCTCCGAAGAGAAGAGGGGGTGTTTCTTAGTACGCTGTATCGAGAGCAATAACACCGAAGTCCTGTACAGAGCCACTTATGTCGCTGTTGTACTTAGGCTTACGGAGACCAAAGATCTTACCTACAGAGATACCAGACTGGTTACCGTAGTCGAAAGTATCTTCAACCATTTCAGGTAAACCAATGTCGGCCATTGCAAGAGCTTGAGCACCACAGAACAGAGCACGTGCCCCGTTAACGTTAGCGCCTGCGCCCCACTTGTATCCAGCTGCTCCAGCGTTGCTAGAAGAACCAGAAGTAGCACCGGAAGTATTGAACACGTGTCGGAACTCGTGAATCATTATACCGTCTACCATTAGGCTAGAAGAACCAGAGAACAAGCTGTTAGCCGTACCACGTACACCGGCGTTACGAACGTTAGCAAGGAAATCTGAATCGAGCTTCAGGTTAGCCATTTGCTGTGGAGTAACGAACATGTGGAAAGTTTCTTGGTTACCAGCACCACGAATACCACGGATGTAGTTGTCTTTAGCATAAGCCTTCAGCTCAACGATAGTGCTGTACTGAAGCTTATCAGCAGCAGTAACAGCAGTAGTGCTGCCAGCAACCAAACCGTCAGTAGCATCCCAACGACGGTGACGATCACTAGTAGGGGCAGAGACATCGGATGCAAATTCAAGATCCACTAGCTCATGTCCAGCAGTGCCAGAAGTAGTTCGCAAGCCACCGTTGTTCTTGTGAGTGAAAGCAACACCTGACAAAGCCAAGAATGCCAACTGGTCGCATCGATCAGCGATTGCATATGCAAGTGCGTCTCGTGACTGCTCACGGAAGTTTACAACAGTTTTCTGGTCAGTCATTCGGCCAGCAATTCTGTTTGCAAATCTCAACTGGTCTAGCTCAATGGTGATGTCATACGCGCGTAAGGCTTCTTCATTGCCTTCCAACGTGTTGTCGCCAGTGATGCCGTCGCCGGTCATGTCAGCAAGCAAAGTGATATTGGCTTTAGTGCCTTTTTGGTTCTTAGTAAGTTCAGTTACTCGCTGAACCATAGCGTTAGAACCGGAACCAGCGAACTGGTTGATGAAAGATTGATTACGGGCTACGCGCCAAAAGTCGCGGCTCCACGTTTGAAGCTGGTCGCCCGAAAGCGTACCGAAGTTTGTTAAGGCCATGAGAGGCTCCTATTAATTAGCAAAATAATTTATGCGACACACGTCGCGCTATCAGCCGACTTTTTAGGAGCGGCTAATCCGTATCTGCGTATCGTGCAGCGACGAACTAGCGCTGTTTAGCGAGGCGCGACCTCGACAGGTTTTACGCCTATGTAGGCGAGGGTACGTTTTTTACGGCTACGGGCCGATCAGTTATCGCACTGATAGACGTATATAGGATATTAGCAACACTAATATAATAATGCAACAACTTAAAAGCGCTCTACTATTAGTAGTGTAAACGTTGCTCCCACTAAAAGGATCGCTAGGATAAGACCGCCTAGAACATTTGGATCTCGCCAATCTTCATTCATAAAGAACCCTGGTAAATCTCTACCGTCTCTGGGTCAACGTATTTTGGTTCACAGAAAGCAGTCAAAGGCATCTTAAATGCTTTGTTCCACTTCGACATTCCACTGCCACCGCGAATGTTCTGAGTGCTCAGTC